ATTTTTTTCATAATAGCACCCCCCCCCTTACTTAGCTAAATAAACATACTTATAAGGTTCTGTTTTTGATGTAGTATGTGAAGTCTTTCCATCAACCCAACAATAGAAAAATGGGGAGCGATAATGTGAAAAGTGTCTTGCCACATATTTAGCAGATGAGTCTACTGCCCACACTTTCGTATCCACTTCCCAATCTAATTTCTTTTCATACAAGCAAAAAGAAATATCCTCATCAATACTATTCCCTTCTTTATCAATATAGTAAAAACAATTATTCTCTAAAGAAATAGCTTTAAACACATCTTTTACTCTGGTCTTCTCTACTTTTACAAAATCACCGTCTTTTATTTTGTATATCATATTTTCCTTTACTATCACTTTACCTTTATCTTTCTTAATTTCGGTGAGCGTATTATATAATTCCTCTAAAAATGTAGTCATCAATTGTTCAAATACAAGGTTTTTAGAAGTATTACCAACAAACTTATCTAAACTTGGGTCACAGAAGAAAAAATAATCTGTGTCATATAAAGTAAAAATAAGTTTGTAAATCTCATCAACAAACTCTACATCTACAAACTTCCCCTCTCCTTTTATATCTTCAATCATAGCATTAACAACATCTCCAATAGATTTTGTAAGCTCATCGCCTATCTTAAAGTAGTAGCCATCTCCATCATAGTAAACTGAGTATTTATTATTCATTTTTCCTCCTTTAATTTCCAACCATAGTTAAAAACAAACATTCTTGCCCCCATCTCAGCTTCTTTTTCAGTTACCTTCCTATCTGTCCAAAATAATGTTCTTACCTTCCTGTCTTTACGTATTTTTTTAGCTAACCATTTTATAAAGTCTTCTTCCTCTTCTCTTGTCCACTGATACTCCCAAAACCAATTCTCTTTATTAAAATCCATCTTATCGTAATCTGCACCAACTCTACTACACATTTCTCTTAAAATATATTCTAAACCTTTACTAAACATAATTACCTCCTATTATTTTTCCCTGTTAATTTCATTTTACAAAGTCTATAAGTAGCATCTGTTATTAACTTCCTACTATATAGACTCTCAACTAAATATATCTTGTCTTTCAAAGTATCTAAGTAAGAACACCCAACTAACAATCTACCTAAACTAATCATAACTTCCTCCTTCATTTTATATATACATTATAACAAAAAATTCAGGTTTTGTCAATAAAAATCTTACCGAAATTTCCCCCCACACTTAAATATTATGGAAAATTTCAATAGGCAAACATATAATTTAAATATTATAACTTTGCTTTACGAGAAATTTTCCATAACCTATACCATTGGGGGAAAATTCGGAAAAAAAGAAATTGACTTTTGGTTATTTTTGAGTTATAATATATGTATAAAATAGAACTATAGTAAGTATTGTATCTGTGGGAAGTAAGCCTATTAGAGAGGGAGCTTTCACTGGGGGATACATATACTTACAACATTATCTAAAGCTCTGTAACCCGAAAGTCCTTGATGTATAAGTGCTGGCGATAACCCGAGTAGCCAATGTCCAGCTGAAGAACTTATACGTCATAATCGAATGAGGACGGAGAGTAGAAAAGACTGAGAGTTCTACTAAGTTGTCAATCCTTAGTAGACGAGCTCAGGTACTCGAAATCTGGAACGTATTATTTTTGAAGTATATAAAAGAGTGGTTATAAGAGTAATATGGGGGGCATAAAGTTTTCAGCTACATTATTTCTTCTAATGTAGTTCCCAAAAAGCACTTCACGTTTACCCGTCACATTCACCTAAGATTACTAAATATTAAAAAAGAGTGTGATGAAAAAAGGAAGTTGAAGATTAGCGAGAATTGATTAAGAAGAGTTACGATTTACTTTGATAATGGGTTAAAGTGATGAGAGAGATGGTATGGCGAGAGGCTGTACCCCCCTTCACTCCATTTGATGAGTATTTACGAGCTTTTCTGATTAATGATTGCTAATGTTTGTCTTCTTGGTACTTAGAGCATTTACTACGAGTCATTTCTAACAATTTCATCCCCAATACTAAAAAATAGGTTTATAATAGCAATAAGGTTCTGGAATTGTTAGGAGTAGAAGTTAATCTTTTTTGACCACACTCCATAATGAAAAACAATGGCACCCTCCCGCTTGTTCGGTAATCAATCCGACGGTGTGCTTAGAGGGAGAGCTTGCTTATGGGCACAAGCTGGCGATGGGATTAACAACTACCTTTGGTGAAGCGTGGTAAGTGATTAGAATAGGTAAATAGACTTCCTACAATCTATTTACCTTGCTGTAGCTCATTAATAAAAGCTTTCCTGAGTGTTATGTGTTTGTAAGTAAGTTTCACTAAGAGTTGATGGTTATGCCAGTAGGAACTCTTCAGCTGACTCTCGGACTATTAACCCTACTATTAAAAAGCCTTGTATCGGCGAAGAGTTGGTATGAGGATGGGGTTGTATAGTGCTTATGAATACTTAATACACTTCGAGTTAGGTTTTAGTAAGTAAGCATTCTTTCATCCATCGGAACAAGCTATACTTACTAAAACTGAAAGATGAAAGGGAACAGCAGTAAAGGTGAGATGGTTGCTTTATTTAACTTCGATTAAACTAAAATAAGCAACAATGAGAACCTTTACAGTTAATGAGAGCAGAGAACTCATTACTAAAGCATATTTAAAAATTACTAAGAAGTGAAGTGAACTATCGTGACAGAGGTGAGGACGGTCTGAAACAAATAATCCATACAACACGAAGAGAATAACCAACTATACCAAACTTTTTTTCATAATTTGGTAGGTTATTCAATTTGCTTCGGAGAGTATGGTAATTTTTGTTTCTAACTCTACGTTAAAAGAAATGTAGGGCGTAGGGGTTAAATACGTTCTAATTACCTGAGTAATTAGCCGTCCTTGAGATAAGTTAAAGTATATAAGGTACTTCTTAACATAGTAGGCTGTTGGAAGGAAAGGGGAAAGCTATATCCATCGAAAAAACTTTCCCAGACGTATTTTACTTATTTAACATTGAAATTATATAGTTTAGAATAGTTCTTTTATATCTTAGTCTGTGTTTTATTAACCCCCGCCCCGTCCTTGCTATCCTAAGTCCTTGATAATCCACAACATTTACTGCTACTCACTACTTGCTACGCTATTATTTTGTCCTTTATCACCAAGTAGATAACAGTGCCTTAACTACCCCTCAGAAACCTTGTCCTTATTGGTTCTGCAAAAATCCTTCTGTTTCACAGGCTACAACTTGCCTTAAAAAACTACTTGACATCACCTTAAAAATTTGCTATAATATATGTATAAAGAATGAGAAAGGAGGTGGTTGTGAGAGGTCAGGTTGCTTCAGAAGGGCTTTTTCAGAGCTTGTAATTTCAGGATAGAGCAAATTCTGAAAAAAAGTTCTTGACAAGGCATCAAATTTTTGCTATAATGTATATATAAAATAAAGGAGGAAGTTATGAAAGATTACAAAAACATTACTTTAAAATTCGAAGTTAAGGACGACGAGACACAGGACGTAGTTAAACAGTATATAGACTCTGATTTTGACAACGCTCATATTTTTAACTATGCTGAGGAAAGCTACAATTGGTCAAAGAAGAAGACTGTTGGAAAGCTTGTAGCATTAGGCGTCTACAAAAAATCCACAGAGCCAGAAACCAAAGAGGACAAGCCAAAGAAATTAAGCAAAAAAGAAATCATTGCTGAACTTGAATCCTTTATGGGCATAGATTTGGCAGGTCTTCTCCCAGCTAAAAGGGAAGAACTCTTTGCTATATATACGTTCACTAAATCACTTAGGGACGAAATCAACACCCTTAAAAATAACGGATAACAAACCTCGCTGTTTCACTTTTTCCGTTACTCAGAAGCCCGACAGGTGCAGAGCCTCGTCGGGCTTTTTATTTTGTTGATTTCAAAATATAACGCTGTTCTATTGCGGCGATACAAAGACTACGACGTTTTCTGAAACCTTGTCGTAGCAAAGAAAACCGAGTATAACGCTGTTCTATTCCGGCTGTGGGGTGCCCCTTAAGGATTACATAGCATAACGGAGTTTTATTACCCAGGTGACTTAGACTTGGGCAATAGCTAAAACCCTTACAAATCAAAGAAAACCGAGTATAACGCTGTTCTATTGCTGCTGTGGGGTCGCTTCGCTCCCCACTTGGGCCGGAGCCTGTCATTGCCCTAAACTATTCATAATAAAAGGAAAATCGTCTTCAACATTTCAGACTTATACCAAACTTGAAACCCTTGCAAATCAAAGAAAATAGAATATAACGCTGTTTGATTGCTGCTATAGGGAGCGGGGTTAGGGTGAAAGTCCGGAAGTTGGTTGATGCTCACCCTTGCTGATTTTGGGAGACTAACCCTGAAGCTAAAACCCTTGCAAATCTTGAAAACTAAAATATAACGCTGTTTGATTGCAGCTATAGGGGGGAGAGAGGAAAAATCAAACAAAAAATAAGAATGTTCTAAAATGAGTGATTGTTCATTCACTGAGAAAAATAAAACAAATCCCGGCGTTGTTCTAAAATGAGTGATTGTTCATTCACTGAGAAAAATCAAACAAAAAATAAGAATGTTCTAAAATGAGTGATTGTTCATTCACTGATAAGCAAAAAATAAAATGAGCATATGCTTTTAATTAGTTGTTAGCATATGCCCGTAAACTCTTATACCGGATGGATAACAATTTTAATAAATAGCATAAATGTTAAAAGTAATATTAAAGTATTTTTAACAGTTTTAGCACTGCTTGAATCTTTATTTAAAACTGTTAATTGTAATACTGAATCAATAAATAATATTGTTATCCCTATTTCAAATTTATCAGCAATCATAAAAACAAGCCCTAAAATTGTAAGCATTTTTAACTCCTTTTAATATTTTAGTTATAGTTAGCAGGGCTTAAGCCCTGCTAACTAAATATTGCTGTATCAAATCTTTAGTATAACTATCATTTAATTTTTCAAGCTGATATTTAAATTTCTCTTTCATACTCTCTGATATTTTAGATGTCTTTTTAAACTTGCTAAAATATTCAAGTAAAACAGTTAACCAATTTCCGTTAAGTTTTAAATTTCTTTTTCCTATCCTCTTTATTATATAATCGTAAATTTCAGCCTCAATTTCAGCGTCTTTTAATGCTGTATGTTTTTCAGTAAAATTTTTATTGTTACTGATAAAACAATATATACTCTCTGCTGTCATTTTTAAATTCCCTTTTTCTGTAAAGAATTTAAAGAATTTCCTTTTTTCTGCGTCTGTTAACTCTGCTATGCTCTTATTTGTTTCTTTTAAGTGTCTTTCTAATTCAATCATTTTTTCAGTGTGCCATTCGGTTAATGTTGTATAATACTTTAAAGGTAAAGCATCACCAATCATTAAATATGTATCAATTAAATAATTGGCTTTAAAGTATAATTTAAAATTTGATAAGTGTTGCAGGTCAAATTTTAATAAATTATGCCCGTATATTACCTTAAACTGTAAATCAGTTGTAAATATTCCTTGTAATGATTTCAAATTTAAAACAATGCCTTCAATGTTTACATATTTTTTAGGTTTATAAAATTTCATTATATCATTTTCCTTATTTAGATGGAAATGATAAAAAGGGTTAACAAAAAATGTTAGTCCCTTCTTTTTGCTCTTATTATATAAACCTATTTCAAATGGTGTTATAGTCCATTTATTATTATTTTTTAGTGTGAATGTCTCAATATCAAGTCCTATTATATCATTTTTCCAAGTTTTTAATTCTGCTTTTATTTTCTCAATCATTTTTAGCCTCACTTATTTTAGTATAGCAACGGCTTAAGCCGTTGCTAATTTATATCTTTTTTCAAAATATTGTAAATCCCATTGTATAACCTTTTCACTCATAAGCAAATGTGGTTTATACTTTTTAGCGTTGTCAATTAATATTGCCTCGTCTTTAACTGCTTTTTTAATCTCGTGCCATATCTTTAACTTATTACCTTCACAGTATAAAAAATCTGTTACATTCTCAAGCAGATTTAATTCTGTTAAATGCTCTTTTACTTTTTTATGTGTTTCACTACTTCTGTTTGTAAAGATAATAAACTCTCTGCACTTTAACCAATTAATAAATGTTTTATTAATCGGTTGCGTTTTTAGTCCGTCCCAAGTTTTTAAAAACAACTCAAGGTTGTTGGTTATATCCACGTCAAACGGATTTTTTATTATAGTATTATCGAAATCTACTAACAATAGTTTACTCATTTTTTAACTCCTTTTTTTAGTAAACGGCTGTTAAATCAGCCGTTTACAAGTATTTTTTTTAATTTTCCTGTGTTTTTACCTTTAACCATTCAAGCAAACTGATTAAAGTATCTTTTTTTGCCTCTATTAAACCGTATAAGTCCAATTCTGTTATAATCTCAAGAGCCTCAATTATCTCTTTTTTCGTAATCTTTTGTGTTTTTTCTACTGTTGGTTTTTCCATTTTTTGATATAATTTCAAATATTGTAACTTACCAATTGCTGATTTTTTGCTTAACTTAATTCCTATTTCTGCCATCTCATTAAGAGTTTTTTCCAAATCTTTACTGTTTTTTAAATAAACCTCTGCTAATTTCTTGTTAACTTCTTGTTTGCTTAAATTTTCCATAATTTTAACCTCGCTGTTTTATTTTTTCTGTTACTCTGTGTTTCCTTATCCCTGTTAAGTTCCGTTTACTCCTACCTTTAAAGAAGTGCCTGCTTAACTCTTATTCAACTGTTATTGTGTATCTGTTTATAAATATATCAGATTGACAAATAAAGTCAATAGAAATTTTAAAATTTCTTTCCCTTTACTATCAATAAGTTATAAGCTTTTCAAAAAATATTTAAAAATTTTTCTTTTGGCATATAACTTGCTACATCAGTTGGCATATAACTTGCTACATCAGTTGGCATATAACTTGCTATAACAGACAGGGTGGTTTTTAGACTCATTCTAAATAAGCCCCGATGTTCCTCATAAAAAATCCCGCAGGGGTATTTTTCAAACTTCCCCCTCTATAACAATAAAAAATCCCGCAGGGGTATTTTTCAAACTTCCCTCCATATTTCCAACTTCCACCTCTATAACAACAAAAAATCCCGCAGGGGTATTTTTCAAACTTCCCCTATATTTCAAACTTCCCCTATATTTCAAACTTCCCCTATATTTCAAACTTCCCCCATATTTCAAACCTTTATCCCCTTAGTTTCTGTTTTCCCACTGTTTGTCTGGATGTTTGATAATACTTTTTTCTACATGCCCTAACCTTTGTAAAACCAAGTTCGTAAAAATGGGCAAAATTCCGAATTTTTGTTCTTGACTATTGCCTCAAATTTTGGTATACTTAGGGTATACATGAGGGAGAAACTACAACTGGACAACTACTTATTTATTTTAGCAGGGTGTGAGTTTGCTCCCTTCAATGTATATTTTCCCTGTGCGCAGATATTTTCTTTGCCCTCCATAATATAAATACCTTCCTTGGGCAGCTTCTCACTTGCGCCGAGGGAAACTTACGTAGATTTTCGCAAAGATGACAATAGTTTCAAAAAAATTTCAAAAACAGGGAGACTTATATGGATGCATTAAAACCTATAAAACTGGACGCCAAGTATGTTAAGCTTGTGAATGACTATCTTTCCGGGACCGATTTACCTTCTTTAGCAGAAGCACATTGTATCCCTGTTGAAGAAGTATCTAATTTTTTGAATCGTAAGGAAGTTCGTTCATATATAGCTACTGTACTTCAAAATTATGGTTATTTAAATCCTGTAACGAGAATAAACTTACTTAATAGAATGATAGAGCAGAAGATTGAGATAGCTGAGGAAACTGATACTCCATTAACTAAGAAAGATATGGTAGAGTTGATTAAATTATTACAGACTGAACAACAAATGATACAGAAAACCTCACAACCAGAAGAGCCTGTTGTAAATGTTAATTATCTTAAGTTAGTTCAAGAGTTATCAGGAGAAGAGTAAATGTGGCTCTCTATACTTCTCATTATTTTAGCAAGTATATCTCTTTATTATGAGGTTTATTTAGTTACAATGTTCTTTTTAGCATGTGCGTGGATTAATTATATGTATATAGGGAGAGATTAATGAGGATACAAATATCGCCTAAAAAACTATTCACAAATAAACTCAATCTCACACCATCTAAGAAACAACAGGAAATCTTCGAATCTGTACAAAAGAATAAAGTTACATTAGTTAAAGCTACGCGAAGAGGTGGAAAATCTTTAACAGCAGGAACTTGTGCTTCTGCTCTTGCTTTAACTCCATCTACTCGTACTACTATTTTAGCTCCGACAATACGATTAACTGAGATTATTTTTAATACTACTGCTGATATAATAACCTCTAAACTAAATATCGAACCTACTTCCTTAAACTACAAAGACAAAGTATTAAAAACTGATTGGGGGTCTGAGGTTCGTTCTGCTTCGTTTAAAAATATGAAGCAAGTATTAGGAGTATCTAATGACTTATTTATTATAGATGAGGCGGCAGTAGCAGATACAGATAACTTTGAGTGGTTATTTCAAGAGATATTTCCTACATTAGTTGAAACAGATGGGCACTTATTAGCAATTACAACACCAAGAGGGTATAATTACTTCTTTGACTTATGGGAGTATGCAAAAACACAACCTGATTGGAACACTATTTCATATACAATTTACGATGTTGACCATATACCAAGAGAGGAAGTTGAAACATTAAAAGCACATTACTTCAACTTAGGGATGGAAAAGTTATGGGAACAGGAATTCATGGCTAACTTTATTGCTTTTACAGGGCAGATTTACTCATTTTTACCTGAACCATACACATCTGAAGAACCACCGCAAGGAGATTATTTTATTGGTATTGACCCAGGGGCTGCTCACTTATTTGCTGTAGTTGTAGTATGTATTAATGATAAGGGAGTATTTATTCAAGATGGATATGCTTCAACTGGGGCAACGGGAGACCATGCACAGATAATACAAGAATTTATTAATAAGTATGACCCTTTAGAAATTTATATAGACCATGCAGCAAAACAAACAGCAGTAGACTTAGCTTATGAGTATGATATATCTTGTCGTAATGCTAATAAAGCTGTGGAAGAAGGTATTAATTTTATGAGAGGGTTGAAAGGGAGACTATTTATTAATCAGAACTCCCAGATTTTTGATACTTTTATGACTCAATGGAACTTATATAAAGAGAAAGAGGGGAGGATTATAAAAAAGAACGATGACTTATTAGATGCTCTCAGGTATGCCGTATATACTGCTTATCAAGATTTTTACGTTGGGTCATCAATTTTTACTACATAAGGGGCAGAGATGGGAATAAAACAATGGATGGCTGAGAAGCTATTTAAACTTACACCTAATCGTTATATATCAACATCTATAACTGAAATTGATATGTCTTCAACGTATGAGGCTATATCAGTTTTATCAAGATGTATTGATATGATAGTTAATTCAGCAATTGAAGTACCATTAAACGTATATGAATTTAATGGTAGATATTATAAACCAGTAGAAAGGCGTCCATCTTGGGCAAAGTTACTTAATTCACCTTCTACAGAGATGGATACACATACGTTTTACAAGACAATTTACAGGGATTTATTATTTAAAGGGAATACGCTTCTTTATAACACCAGATTAGAATGGCAATATATACCTGAATACACCCTTGATTTAACTAATGGGAAGTTAAGAATAGGGGATAAGGAGGTACCTTATACTGATGATTTTGTTTTTATTAGGCTTTTACATGGGTCTAATGAGTATTTTGCTAAACCGTATATAGACAGAGTATCTTCAGAAATAGACTTAATTAAAAAGATGCTCAAGTTTCAATCTCAGTACTATAAGAATAATGGTGTCCCAGGAGTTATTCTTAAGACTGAAAGACCATTATCTGCATCATTAAAAGCCAGATTACTTGAAGAATTTAAAAGTATGACCTCTATTATGACAGGTAAAGCTGGAGACCCTTATATATTAGATGGGGGAATAGAAGTTGAGCAATTAACACGCTCATTTAAAGAGTTAGAATTTAGAGAATCCCTAGATGATTTAGAATCCCGCATAATTAGAAACCTTGGTATTCCTGAAGTATTAATTAAAGGTGGTAATAATGCGAATATAACTCCCAACGTCAAAGTATTTTATAATTTTACTATTAAGCCACTTGTAGAAACAGTTGCATCAGCACTCACACACCACATCAAATTAGTTTACAGAGGGACAAAAAACGATATTGTAATACGCCCAGATTTTGATGCAGTAAATATCCTCAGAGATGATTTTAACTCTTATTCAGCATCTGTTAGAGGATTATTTACTACAGGCATTATATCTCGTAATGAAGCGAGAGAGTTATTAAGGTTAGAAAAAACAGATGAAGATATTTTCTTAACCCCTGCGAATATAGCAGGAAGTGCAAACGACCCAAGTGTAGGGGGTAGACCAAGTGGAGGAACACAAGATGAATAAGACTAAGGATTTTAAATTAGCCTCTATCTCTGATTTTGAAGTAAAGATGTTAGACGATGGCTCTGGAATAGAGATACAAGGTTACGCCTCTACTCCAGTTGTTGACAGAGACCAAGAGATTATACCAGTATCTGCAATTGATACAACAAATTGGGAAAAGAACCCTATATTGTTGTATATGCACGATAGAAGTAAACCTATCGGAAAGGTTGTATCATATGAGAAAAGAACTGATGGATTATGGGTTAAGGCTTTCATCTCTAATGCTGCTGAGAAACTTCATGGAGTTTTAACGCTTATTAAAGATGGGGTTCTTAAAGCATTTTCAGTAGGTTTTAGGATTCATGATTATTTTGTAGATAAAGCAGGTGTTTTAGTCTACAAGGATATTGAACTATTAGAGGTATCAGTTGTTTCGATACCTGCAAATCAAGAAGCAATTTTTGAGTTTGTTAAGTCTTTAAAGGAAGATTCACATAAAAGTGATACTCCAGAAATGAATAAAAAGGGGGATATTGATTCTATGGAAAAAATGCAAGAAATGGAAGCACAACTAAAGAAACTTATGGAAGAAAAAGAAGCCGCTGAGAAAGCTCTTAAGGCTAAGGAAGAAGCTGAGAAAGCTGCAAGAGAAGAGGCTGAGAAAGCTGCACTTAAAGAAGAAGTTAAAACTACTAAAGGTGCTATTGAAAAAATGTCTGAAAGTATAGCTTCAATTACTGAAGTTATTAACACACTTAAAGAAGAAATCAAAAATATGAAAGAAGAGGTTGAGGAAACTAAGATGTCAAAACCAAAAATAGAAGTTAAATCTGCTGATAGTTCTACTATCAAAACTTTTATGGATAAATATAAAGATGCTGTAATCGAAGCACAGCTTTTTGGAAAGAAGTTTACTGATACGAAAGTATTTAGTTCACTTCCAGAAGGAGCTAAGTCTGTAAGCTTTGATGCTCAGTTTACTACAATGGTTCATGACCAAATTCTTGAAGATGTAAAACAAAAAGCTCCATTGTTTGATTTATTCTCAAAAATGGCTGCTGGAGCTAAAACTGATGTATACCCATTTGAAGGTTCTGTAAGTTCTGGATGGGGGTCTCTTTCTCTTACTAACTATGACTATACTGGTAAAATTCAGTTTGACTATTTTAAAGCTATGGCTGGTGTAGAATATAAATATGAAGATGAGGAAGATGCAGTAATTAGCTGGTTACCAAAAGTAAGACAAGATATCGTTACTTCATTGGCTGAAATAGTTGATGATGCAATAATTAATGGTGGTGGTACTACTGAGTACAAAGGTCTTATTGCTTATGCTAATGATAACGCAGGTACTATCTACACTGTAACTGACCCAAATAACTACCTTACTGCTAAAGAAATAAGAGCTGCAAGAGCTAAAATGAAAAAATATGGCGTTAATCCAAAAGATTTAGTAGTTCTTATGAACTCTTACAAATATCTTCAGTTGCTTGATGACGCTGAAATAGTTACTGTAGATAAGATTGGCGATATGGCTACTTTAATTAATGGTTCTGTTGGAACTATTAATGGCTCTAACATCCTTATAAACGATAGCTTTGATGGTAATGATACTGCAAGTGCTACTGACTATTCTGCAGTTATCTTTAATAAAAACATGTTTGGGGTAAAAGCTAAGCCTGTACTTGTTGAAATAGACAAAAACATTCAAACTCAAAATAGAGTAATTGTTGGTTCTGTAAGAGTATCCTTCATTCCATTGGTTCCATTAACTGGTGGTGCTCTTCCTGCTACTGCTCCTATCGTAGTAGCTATGAGTAACGGTATATAAGAATTATCAGTAGGAGGGGCTTAACGGCCCCTCTCTTTTTATTAATAATTTGAGGTAAATATATGGATTTATTATCATTGGTTAAGACATCATTAGATATACCCATTACTGAAACTTCGGAAGACGAGTACCTCAATCATTTAGTAACTTTTGTTAAAGCACAATTCACTAAATATACTGGAGTAGAGATATCTGCTACTAAAGATGTTTCACAAATATTTCTTAGACAGTATGGTGTATCTATTTTTAAATTCAATTCTGGCCCTATAAACTCACTTGTTTCAGTAACAGTGGATGGAGAAGTTCAAGACATTTCAAATTTTTATATATCCAATCAATTAATAGTATCTACAGACCAACTATACGGAGAAAAAATAGAGATAGTGGCTAATGTGGGCTATGCAACTATTCCAGATGATATAGCCTATATTATATCAGCTATGTGTGAATATTATTTTAAACAAGACTCTAAATCAAATTATTTCACTGGGGATAAACCATTAACCCCGTCAGCAAACTTACTCCCAGCATATATAAGGGAGATGTTAGATGGCTTCAAAATATGATAGTGTAAAAGTCAATGTTGGTCTATTTTTATTTAATGATGGGTATTTCGAATTTATAAGAGATATAATAAGACGAAGAGACGCTACACGAATAAAAAAATTTATTTCTAATAATAAAGATAAATTATATTGCCCGACTTGTGGTGGATACGGAGTACTAAATGATAATAAAAAAATAGATTTAAATGAGTTATCTGAGAAGGCTATAATTATCCCAACAGTTAATGAGATTTCAGCATTAATTAGAAGTTTGGGAGAAACCCCGCTTAAAATCGGAAGAAGATTACAGATTTTACAAACTATTTTACGTAAAGAGCAAAGCAGATTACGACAAACTAAAGAACATATGTTAAAGCTTGGGCTTGATGGATTGCCTATATTTAATACTAAAGAATCTTATTTGATAGATTTACCAGGGGATGTAGCAAAATTAAAATTAAAAAAATGTCCTGATTGTTATGGTAGAGGGGTAAACGCTGTAGACCATGACCCTCCTTTATCTGCTACGACATATGCTGTAGTAGCAGAAACAGCAATAAGTTTAATAAAAAAGGGTCAAGCTAAAGGAACGACAGTTGATTTATACTCCCATACAATAAATGTAGGGACTATCTTGAAAAAAGTAGTATCAAAAAGTAAGTTGAGGTTTTTAACCGCTAAAGAGAATAGTGAGAAAGCTATTCAAGATAAGAGAGTCTTAGACAATTTGAAAGCATCTTTTAGGAGTGCTAACAAAGAATATGATAAACCATTACCTGAAAAAGAAAAAAGCAAAATTTTAGGTATAGCAGAAAATTTATCAAAGACTTCCTTAGATAAAATTTTTAATGCCTTTATATCTCAAGGGTATGTAAAAACAAGTGGGAAGACTATTGATATTGGTGAGGAATTAGGTATTGATTTAGTACGAACTTTAAAGAAAACAGTTAGAATAGACACTAAAGCTACGTATCATAAACTTAAGCATAGGGTGAGGAAAACAGAAACTAATCTTACTATATACATAACTGGTGCTCTTATGGCACATAACCCTAAGAGCAAAAATAGGAAAAACTCCAGGGATTTTCAATATATTAACTTATACTCCGATTTTAGTGGGGTAGATAAGAAGCCTTGGAGTCCAAAAAGAGGAATTAAAAGTGTAAGAACCCTATTAGAAACTAAGGTAAAAGATGATTTTGTAAAATATTATGAATTAGAAAAGCTATTCCCTTCATTAGATTCTATGACAATAACAAAAAAATTGTTGAAGAGAGTAGTTTTATTTGGAGAAAAATATGGCGGCTAATAGAGCTAATATATTGTTGGAAGCTAAAAATGTAATAGCAACAATATCAGAATTTAAAAAAGTATATACAGCACAAACTCAATTATCAAAAGAACATATTTTTCCTATATGTTGGGTATTGCTTGGGGATGAAGATTTTACTGCTGCTACTTTACAATCTGATTATAGACATCTTACCTTAATCTTTAGGATAGCAGTTAAACAAGGGTTAGGGACAGATGAGTTAAACCCTATGATTGATAAAGTTATTGAGACAGTTTTTTCTAATTATACATTAAATGGGAGTATTATAAAACTTGATATTGAAAGAGTAGAAACTGACGAAGGGCTTTTATATCCTTATGCAGTAGCTGATATAGTATGTTCTTGTATGGTGAGGTAAACTAATGGTTAAATGTGAGTGTGGGAATGTTATTTCAAATGGCGTGATAATAAAAGGAATTGCAGTGGTACAAATAAGTAAAGACAAAAAAGAAGTTAATATAAAATGTAGGAAATGTAAACGATGGGTGCATAATGTTCCCATTTCAGATTTACTATCGGAGGAATAGAATATGGCGATAGCTTTATTAAAAAACTCAACAATAACAGTAAGAAAAGAAAGTACATATGGGGTAGCCCCTGGTACAATAGATAAGTCTAATGCAATTGAAGTAAGTGGAGTTCCTGAATTTACAGACTCTTTTGATTCAATTGAAAGAGATGTTATTAGAAATAGTTTCTCTACCTTTGCTCCAATTAGAGGATTAGAGAGTACAAGTGGGTCTTTAGCAGTAGAGCTTCACGGGTCTGGAACACATGGTACTCCTCCTGAATCTGGAGTATTATGGGAAGCTGCTATGGGGTATACCTTAACAGGAGCTTCTTCTGATGTAGTAGCAGGGGGAGTAACTACTTCATCATATGCTACTTCATATTTTCAGTTAGATATACCTGTTACTGATGAAACAGGTTTTCATATTGGGGCAGCAGTCGTTGTTCATGATAACGCAGATGTAATAGGTGAAGGATTTGTTATAGCTACTTCTTCTGGAGTAGTTTCTATAGTATCAAAAACAGATTTTTCTGCTTCTGTACAAGTAGGACACTTTGTAAGTGAGGGAGTAATTTATTCTCTTACAAATGCAAGTGGTAGTGTTGGGGACTTGCCTTCATTTACTCTCGATTTTTGGAGAGGAGATATTACAAGAGAGCAGTATGTAGGAAATTTAGTAACTGGATTAGAGATAAGTATGGAAGCTGGACAAATAGTTGTTCCTTCTTTTACTTGGGAAGGTAAGACTGTTACTTATACAGCAAGTGATTTTAAGACTGATGTTCCTACAGGTACTCTTTCATATGACTCAGTAGTTGCTAACCCATTAATAGCAAGAGAAGCAGACTTAATTATTACTGATGGTACTAACGTATTCACTATGCCTGTGTCTTCATTAACCATTTCTTTAGCAAATGAGATTACTAAACTTCAGGCTATTGATACAGCTGGTATATTCCAAGTTGTTAGAACTAAGAGAACTATCACAGGAACTCTTAATACTTTCTATGAAGGAAAAGATTTCCAAGATGCATTTAAAGCTGAGGCAACTTATGAATTAAGAGCTATTTTAGGAGATAAGCTTGGTAATAAATTTGCTTTATCTGCCCCAAGATTAAAGTTTTCAGAAATACCATTGAGTGAAGATGGTGGAATATTCAAATATGACGCAAGTTTCTCATTAGAACCAGTAAATGGTGATGATGAGTTAATGCTACAATTCTTATAATAATTCAAGCTGGGGGCTCTCCCCCCAGCATTCTACTTTTAGGAGGAAATATGATAGTTTTAAATTCTAAGCCTGTTGAGTACATACCTGATTCACAGAAAGGCAAAGATAAACCAGCAACATTTTTAGTTAAAGCACCTACAAGAGAAGTTATCTTAAAAATACAAGATTTATTTCAAGAGAGTCTTGTAATAGGGGATGAAATAACTCCTGATAAAATAACTCAAACTTTTAAATATAGTGATTATGCAGCATTAATATTAGATGAGTGTGTAGTTGGATGGAAGAATGTGTTTACTAAAAATGAGAAAGGAGAAGTAGAAGAACTTCCTTTTTCAAAAGAAAATCTGAGTTTAATAACTGACCTTAATATAATTTCTGGGTTAGTCTCTTTTATAGATTCTTTAGGTTTTTTGGAATAGACGCCAGAGAGCAGTTATATGATACTGTATTAGCAACTAAATGGTTCTCTGGCTTAGACAAAAAACAAAAAAATACTTGGGACTGTGAGTATTGTCAAAAGAAAAAATTAAATACTAAACGAAATTGCTATGGAAAGTATACTCCTACAATGATACAAGTCACTAAAGAGCAGTACTTTGATAAATGCCCTATTTCGGTAATAGATAAAAAATGGGCAAAAATTTATGAAATAATATCTTTATCATTAAAATCTGGGATGGGGGGATATTTACCTAATCAGCTTCTAGAGTTACCCAATATCTGGTTTGATTGTTTAAACGTTATTCTAGACGCTGAGAGTGAGTTTGAGGGGGGAAGCTGATGGCAAACAATTTAGATAACTTAGACCATCTGATAGTCAAGTTAAAAGAAATTCAAGATACAATGGATAAAGTATCCAAAACCAAATCTATTGAAAGGTTTGGTAAGGATATTCAAACAACAATAAAGGGAGCAACTCCAGATTTACAAGAAGTTGCTAAAACTATGGAGATGCTTAAAACTCAAAGAGATTTATTACTACAACAGCTTTCTACAAGTCCAGAGCATTATGTAAAAGCTCTGGACGTTGTTTTAAAGTCTGTAAAAGGTAACGCAAACTCTGTAGGTAATACTTTTAGACAATTATTTGGAAATTTACAAGTTTTATTTACACAACAATTAAAATGGTATGCAACTAAAGCAGTAACCTTAAACTTATTACGCATACCATCATCAGTTATGACATCATTAAAAGAATATAATCAAGGGTTGACTGATATAGCATCAGTATCAAGAGCTTCTCAGACTGCTATAAAAGATTTAGGGGCAGAGATAATTAGGGTTGCTACAACTACAAAATATAGTGTAGCAGATATTGCCTCAGCTGGAAAACTATTAGCTCAAGCTGGTTTAGATATTGTAGAGATTAAATACTCTCTTGACCCAATTGCTAAACTTGCAACTGCTACAGGAGCCAGCTTACAAGATTCTGCAGATTTGATGATTACGGCTTTAAGGGCCTATAAATATGAAGCCAATGATGCTGCAAAGCTTTCAGATATATTTGCAAATGCGGTTACAAATTCTAAAGTAACAGTAGAAGGATTAAAAACTTCTTTTAACTATTTAGCATCTACTACAGCTAATTTAAATATTGGTTTGGAAGATTCAGTATCTTTAATTGGGGTACTTGCTAATAGTGGTCAAAGATTATCTACTGCTGCTACTGGCTTAAGGACTGCATTACTTGCTTTAACTTCTCCTTCACAAAAGATGATTACAATTTTTGAGAAGTATGGAATAACAATAGATGAAGTTAATCCTTCTTTACATAGTATGACAGATATTTTAAAAACATTAAGTAAACTTAGTAAAGAAGATTTAGTTAGTGCTTTTTCTATTAGGTCAGCTAATGCCATATTAGCCTTGAGAAATGCAGGTACTGGGGCTATTAACGCATTAAGGAGTGCTGTAGCTCAATCTAATTCTGCTACCCTTATTGCTAAAGAGCAATTATTAGGTATTCAGAATGCTTGGGATAACTTAAAACAAACTATTTTATCATCATCAGGAGTTATTGGAAATACTATAACTAATTCAATAACTGACGTAATTAGAGGCATTCAAGATAGTTTTTCTGCTTTTAATGCTTCTGTAAGAGATAATACTCAGCAAATAAACATAAATTTCGGAAAGATAGTAGGTAATGGTTTAACTTTATTAACTGTATTTACGGCTATAAGAGCTGGTTTAAGATTAAAGAGTATAGAGGGTGTAGAAAAATTTGGTAAATCATTAAAAACAATTATTACAAGTACTACTGAAATGAAGAAAGCTATCAGTAGTAGTTTTCTTTCCTTAATTGGGTATCTTAAAAACCCAGTATTTTTAGCAGCTTCAGCTGCTATAGGAGCTATTGGACTAGCATTATCACATTTTATAAAGAAGTCCATAGAAGCAAAACAATATTATGGTAACTTTCTTAACACAGTAGATAGACAAGAAGTAGTTTTGGGAAAAGTAATCCAGGCTTTTAATAAATCTCAATACTCTCTTGAAGCTTATACAAACCAAGTAAAAGAGGCATATAAATCAAACGAATTATTAGCTAAATCATTAATAGATTTAGAGAGACGTAAATTAGCAGCAAACGTATTAAAAGAGTTAAATGATAACTTTAAAGATTTACCTGATACTAAATTTGGGGATTATTTAAAAGTAGGATTTTCTGTTAAGGGAATAGATAATGTATCAAATTTAAAAGAGTTTTTACAATATACAATAGCTACTAAAAATTCGATTGAGGACCTTTCTGGTACATTAGAGAAAGGAAAGCAGGCTTTTAGTGATTATTTAGATAATACTAAAAGGGTTCAAGAAGATTTAAAACAAGCTGCTACAGATTATTTCCTTGCTACTGGAAATATTTACTCTGTTCAAGCTTTAGATACAGAGAAAATTACTAAAGAATTACAAGATGTAGCTAAACAAATTACAGAGGTTAAAAAATTATATGATGAAGCTCAGAAATCTGGAGACTTTACAAAATATAATAAAGCTGAAAAAGAACTTTTAGCTAATACAAGGGATGAGTATAAAAAATTTGTATCAGAAATTTTGATACAATATAAAGTTTTAACTGATGCTACTACAAAAACTTATGTAGACTTAACAGATAAAGCAGATAAGTTTAGGAAGCAATTAATAGAAATATCTAATGAAATTGTTAGAGACCAACAATCAGTACAAGAGTCTCTTTATATAACACAAGAAAATAGAAATGAATTAGTAAATAAATATATAGGGTATCTTAAAAAACAAAAAGAAATAACGCAGCAAATTAATGAATTACAAAAATCTAATAATTTCCAAGATAAAGAAGAATATAAAGTTTTAATCAACCAACAAAGGGATTTAGAGCAAAAATTAATCATCTATAAGGATACTTTAAATAGTATTGGAGTAACTGATTCTGGGCTTATTCAATATTTTTCTTCTGTTTCTGATTCTGTGAAATTATCAGAATATCAAATAACTTCGTTAAATACAGTTCTTAATAAGTTAAAAGGTAGTGTAGCAGAAGCAGAAAAGTATTTAGAATCAGTTGGGGCTAAAAAGCGTCTCATTTCAGCAGACCAAGAGACTATAAAGTTCTTAGACTCAGAGATTGAGAAATTAAGAATAAAAATAGCAGAAGTGGAAAAAGAAGGAAAATCTACTAAAGATTTAGAGAATAATTTACAAACACTTAAAAAAGCAAAACAAGCTCTTTATATAGAAACAAATAAAGAAGTATCTGGTATAAATAATTTAGTTACTGCTTATAAACAAATTACCGGGGCTACTGGAGACTCTATTAAACAATTAATAAAATTTGATAATAAGATAAAGGAATCCACTACTGAGCAATTTATAAAGACTTGGGGAGAGCTTGCTTTATCTACTAAAGAAAACTCAGTTCAGCAACAAGCATTTATAAAAAGTCTTGGAATGACTGATGATATGTTTAAGGCTCTTAATAAGCAGTACGGTAAGTACGCAGCCTTTGTCTATGCTAATTCAAAAATGCTTACTCAAGCTAAAGAATTATCTGATGGTCTACCAAAAGAATTAATTGAAGCTAATAATATAGGAGCAGTTATTACAGTATTAAAATCACAGTTAGAAGGAGCATCCGCAACAGATAGAAAAATACTACAAGGTATGATAGACCAATTAACAAATCTTCAAGAGCACCTAAAATTAAATGTAGAAGTTAAAAATTTGTCAGTTCTTGAAGATTTACAAAAGAAATTATATTTATTAAATAACCCTGATATAACCCTTGATATCAATGGTAAGAAAACTGGGTTAGATACATATCTTGCTAAATTACAAAAAGATAAAGAAAAATTAGATAAATATACTTTAATTAAACAACTAAAAGGAATTCCTGGTCTACGAAACCCAGAAGATTTAGCGAATCAAGTTTTAGCTGCTATAAAGAAGCAGACTGAGGAAGATTTTACCATTAAATTAAAAGATAAGCTTGCTTCTGCTTTTTCTGGTACACAAGAAGGTATTAACTATTTATATGAGAGTAAGAGAGCTCAATTAGAGCAAGAATATAATAATTTAGTAGGAATGATAAACACTACTTTCGCTAATAATAAGGAATTAAGGGATAAATTATTAACACAGGCAGCTGAAGTGAAAGATAGAGAAGATAGTAATGTAACTACTAAAGAATTTGTAGCATACAAAGATAGGTATATAGAGCTTTATAATATTAAAAAAGAAGCTCTTGAAGCAGAGAAAGGGCAAAGAATTGAAATTGCTAAACTTAATATTAAAATCTTAGAACAAGAAAGAGCCAAAGCAGTTCAATTAGCACTTCAAGCTGGCGAAACTAAACAATATATAGACGCAATTAATAATAAATATAATGAATTAGTCAAAGACCAGCAAATAAAAATATCTAATGGGTTTGAGAGCATAAAGATAGGAGCTGAACAGTCTTTAAAAACGATGGCTGACAAGTCTCTCACATTAGGAGAAATAACTGCTAATACTATGAACACATTTTTTGATAGTATGCAGAGGGGGCTTGAAGCATTTGTGGACGCTTCAAGCGAGGATTTTTTAAATTGGAAGAAATTAATTACAAATGTACTTGGTGATATATATAAGTATTTGTTGAAAGTATTTGTCATGCAGGCAATGGCTGGAGTAGTCTCAAGTTTTGCTGCTCCTTCTGGGAGATATGATGCAGGAACAGTTAACTCTCCTGTTAAAGTAGGAACTCCTGCATATTTTCATGCTACAGCGAGCCACTCAGGGGGATTAGTAGGCACAGAAAAAACATTCACGAGAAAAGTACCGGTGTCCTTATTTGATGGAGCCCCAAGGTTACACACAGGAGGTTATATTAAGTCAAATGAAGTCCCTACTATTTTAAAGAAAGGGGAATATGTTCTAACCCCTGAACAAATGAAAGCCGTTGCAGGTGCTAAGCCTAATGTAAATGTTCAGGTAATAGACCAAAGAGGAAGTGGAGCAGCCGTAGAAACAAAAACATCTACTGATAACCAAGGAAATGTAAATATACAACTTCTTATTAGAGATGAAGTTAGACGTGCTATGAGTTCAGGAGCATATGATAAAACAATGAGTAGTAACTTTGGAGTTAATAGGGCTCCAATTGCTAGATAAATGGAGGTAGTATAATGGCTACTTGGCCTGTTTCTTTACCACAACAACCTTTAGCTGATGGGCTACAAGGAGAACGCCAAGAGACAATAATTCGTAATGATACATCTTGGGGGCCTCCTATACAACGTCGCAAATTTTCAGCATATTATGAAAAGTTTAGTTTAAAAATGCTTATGACAAAAGACCAATTATTAACTTTACAACAATTTTATGATACAGATTTATATAATGGTAGTGATACATTTGACTGGGTGCACCCTATATCAGGTGCACCTAAAAAAGCTAGATTTTATCAATCATACTCTTATTCTTATATCAGTGGTGGGTATTTTGAGGTGAATTTACCAATAGAGTTTTTACCGTAGGAGGATATTATGAAAGTAGTAAGCCAAGAAATGTTAGCTGAGTTAGTAAAACAGCAAGTTACCCATGTGTTTTGTTTTGCAGCTAAGATTATTCATCCACAGTTAACAGGAGGGGTTCCTTATAGAATTATTAATGATACAGTTAAACATACTATTAAAGAAGCTGATAATGTAGATTATGAGTATGAAGCAATTCCTTTTGAAGTTACATTACCTGTTTATGAAGAAGATGCCCCTCCCACAGTTGAATGTACTATAGCAAATGTAGGGGGAGAATTAATTGATATAATTAGAAATACGAGAACTTCTCCATATATAGAGCTTTATATAGTTAGAATTGATACTAACGGGGATGCTTTTTTAGAGATAGGACCAATGTATTTTGTAGTAACAAATGTAGCTTGGGATGATAATAGTATCTCATTAACTTTAGGGTTTGAATACCAATATTTAAATGAACCATCTATGATATGGAGCTTTACCCCTGATATAGCAAGAGGGTTATTTGAATGAGTTTAGATAAATACATAGGAATCCCTTTTAAAGAAAGAGAATCTTCTTTTAATGGGTGTGATTGTTGGGGGTTAGTCAGACTATTTTATGAAAATGAATTTAATACCTTATTACCTGATTTTTCCTCAGAATATATTAATACTATGGATACTATCAATATACCAAGATTAGCTATAACTGAAAGTAAAAGATGGCAACAAGTTAATACTCCTATGTTTGGGGATGTATTATTATATAAAATTTATAATCTACCTTTACATGTAGGCATTTATATAGATAAAAAAAGAATGCTACATGTTATGAAGGGAATTGATTCTGGTCTTGAGAGGCATGATTCGATAATGTGGACAAGTAGACTGGAAGGAGTTTTTAGATATGGAAAAACCTAATACTATAATGAATTTATCCCCTTTTAAGAAAGATTTAGTAAAGATTGAGACTCCTCCTGGAATAACGTTAAAAGAATTATTAAGTGGAGTCCCGGAGAAATACCATAAATCTATATCTTTAGAGCTTAATGGGGAATATGTACCTAATAGCTATTGGGAAGGTATTACCTTATCCGATAGTGATACAGTGAATTTATATGTTAGACCTTTCGGAGGGGGTGGGGGTAGTAATGATAAGAACAGATTAGTAGCTCAAATTGTTGTAACAGCAGCCGCTATTGCCGCTATAGCCCTTATGCCTCAAGGTACGGCTCTGTGGGTAAAAATGGCAGTTGCAGCCACTATTCAAATTGGTGGTGGGCTTTTAATAAATGAGCTATTCCCAATTAGTCTCTCAAATGAGGGTGTAGCTAGTCCTGATGAAATTGGTGGTACATCCATAAAAAGTTTATCCGCTAGTAAAAATGCCCCTACTCCTTATGCTATATTACCAAAATTATACGGAACACGAAGAATTGTACCCCCATTTGTAGTAAACCCAAGAGTTGAAGTAGTAGATAATGACCAGTATTTACATTTAGCTTATTTTTTAAATTATGGGCCTATTCAGTTTAACTCTTTTAAAGTTGGGGTTGACGAGAATGGTAATACTATAAGTGGTGGGTATAATGCAGTTAAATTCAGTAAAACTGCTAGAAGTCTTTTTTATGAAAATGCAGGTACTTATTATACATCTTTGAGTGAAATGGCTCAATTACAAAGTGATGGGAAGGAGACAATCTCTATAGGAGATACTGGAGTCTCTATTATAGAACCAGAAACTATAGTTATCGGAACTGCAGATGCGGTAAGTAATATATTAGGAGTCGATACTGAATTAGCTCAGCCTAATATTAGATTAATGAGTACAGTATTAAAGTCTTATGATATTGGTATTCCAAGAGTGTATGAGGATAGACCTAATGTCGAAGTTGATTTAACAGACTATGAAGGCAGTTCTCTTGATATAAAATTTCAGCCTGATAATAACCATAATGACCCACCTTATTTTGATGTATGGTATAAAACACAAAGTAATGGTACATGGCAAAAGTTTAATCCTGAGTTATATAAAGAAGAGAACCCAAACTTAGTAAAAACATATTATAAAAGAGTTAAAATAATAGAATATGATGATGAAGGGAATACTTACACAGCTTATATCTATGAGCCTGCAGGAACTGCTTTTATTGGGCCAAGCAACTGGTCCACATATATATTAAAACTTTCCTTAAAAGATGCTAATGGTAATAAGATTACTGATGATAAAATTACTGCGGTTAAATTTTCTATTGTGTATAAACCCACAGGGGATGGGGGATTTACTGTAAAATCTATACAAACATTTGATTCTTCTGAGACTTCAGCCTCCCTTTATACAACAGCAAGTAATACAACTAAATTTGATATACATTTATACTCAGATAATGGTATATATGGAGTAACTGATTCTGGTAGAAAAAGAACTATATCTTATCTATTTGATGTTTATTATAAAAGCACTTCTTCTAGTACTTGGATATATGATGGTACAGTAGAATTATCAGGCAACTCAAGAAACCCAGTTAGGAAAGTATATACTATAGAGCCTGGTACCCCAGATTCTTATGATATTAAATTAATTTTTAAAGAGGCAAAAAACTTAACAGGGAATGATATTGAATATATAACTTGGGCTTTTTTACAATCATATCAAGATACCTCAACTAAACAATTATGGGGAGGAGACTATACTTCTCCAAAAATTGATAAATACCCAGTATTTGCTTATATGAAAATAAAGGCGTCACAAAACCTAAATGGGATTATAGATAATGTTAGCTTTTTTATCTCAGGGTTAGTTAATAATAAAATAAAAAATACAGGATGGGAAATTTCTGATAATCCAGCATTAGCATATGTAGACGTATTGTGTGGACCACAAGTAATTAAGCCCTTAGATTACAATATCAATTTAGACTCTACTGAAATTGAAGAATGGTATGATTGGTGTAAAACTAATAACTTTACTATAAATACTATATGTACTACAAAAGATACTTTATGGCAAAGATTACAAAGAGTTTCAAGTGTTGGGCTTGCATCTCCTTTAATCACCAATAATAAATTTACTATTAAAAGAGATAAAGAGGGATTAGTTCCTTCCCAAGTTATTACTCCAAGAAATAGTTGGGGGTTTAAAGCAACAAAAAGCTTTTCAAAAATACCTCATGCTGCTAAAATGAAGTTTGTTAATAATACTACTTGGGAAGAAGATTACGTAATAGTATATAATTATAATGAAGAAGGAGTATACTACGATAAATTTACTGCTTCTGATTTTATAGAATATTCTAATTTAGATATTACTAATGAACTTCAAGCTACCAAATATGCAAGGTATATGTTAGCCGATATGATGCTACGTCCAGAGACTTATTCTGTAAGCATGAGTGTTGAAAACATTATTGTGGACCCAGGAGATAAGGTAATTTTAGCTTATGATACTATAAAGGTAGGGCAAACTTTTGGGCGAATAAAAGATAAACTTATTAGTAATGGTAATGTTGAAGCTATTATTGTAGATGAGCCTGTTGAGATAGGGGATAATAAAAGTATTATTATTAGAAGAGTTGGGCAAGATGCTATAACTACGTCAATATCTACAGTAGACTCAAATAGGTCTAATGCGTATACTATATATTTTAGTTCTCCAATTATAGATGATTTTAATATAGGCGATTTATTTATTTATGGAGATACCAGTACTATTAAATTAGAATGTAAAGTGAGAAAAATAAATTATAATAGGGATTTAACTGCTGAACTCGAATTAGTAAATGCGGCAGATAATACAGAATTTGGTAGTATCCACAGTATTTATAATAACAATAATATCCCTATATATAAACCAATTATCTCAACTACCCCTAATATTAAAAATACTATTCCTCCAGCACCTACAGTTATTTTAACTGAAGAAATATTACATACTAATGAATTAGGAGAGATTTTTCCTGCTTTACGAATTGTTTATGATATACAAGACGCTCCTATACCTCTTCAATCGGTAGTAGTTGAGTTAAAAGATTCTGGTGGTAATGTAGTAAAAAACGTTATAGAGTATTCAACTTCCATTAATGATATTATAGTATACCCAATAAAAAATAATACTACATACTCAGGTAAATTATATACTGTAAGTGAGAAAAAGGTATCTTCTAATATTACCGGATTTTCTCATTCTACAAATTTTTTATTTGATTTGGATATCCCTTCTAATTTGCGCTTTACTAAAGAAATATCTTCTTCTATAAAGGTTATATGGGATAAGGTTGAGTATTATTTACCTGTAAGCTATAAAGTGAATAGATTTGATGAGGCTACAGGGGAGTTAAAAAATACTTATATAACTGATAATACTTATATACAATTACCTGATTATTTTACTTCTGATATTTTTGATATACAAGCATTTGTGGATTATACTGGGTATTATAATGAAAGTTTGATTTCTGAAGCGGTACAGTGCCCATATGGTAATTATATAGACCCTGAGTTTGATACTACTATTGAATATGATAGCATTACAGGGGATATGATAGTTACTTTACCAATTGGAGTAACTTACTCAAAAGCAGTAATTTTTCCTAATTTTTTAGAGTTACCTGACGTTAGTGAAACTGCTTTTCAAAACGAAGGGTTAAAGAAAATACCTTATTCTACTTATTTCTCTAATAATGTAGAGTTAGTTAGTAGAATACTATTATATAATCAAAATAATCAAGTAATTTATGATAAAGGGTTTTCTTCTGAAATTCCTGCCCCAAGTATTACTGATTTAGATATTACTGTTGAAGAAGATAAAATTAATATAATAGTAAATTCAACTTTCCCAATAGCATCAGGGGATATTACAGTAAAAGATGAGACTAATGCCTCTATTCTTACGAGTAACTTCTCCTCAAATAGTTTCTCAATTTCTTTTGGCTCTGTTGAATATTTTTCCAATATGTCTACAATATATTTTGATATAGCCTGTACAGATTTATTAGGTAGACCAACAAATATAACACACTTTAGTTATGTGTACCGAGTAGACGATGTATCTAATGTAACTTATAGTATAGAAAAAGTTGGAATAGTTTTAAAATGGGAAGATGTTAATGATTTTTTAACAAGTAAATATAAAATCTTTGTTAATGATGTTTTATGGAAAACTACTTCAAGTACTTCTGAAATATACCCTGTAACTGGTACAGGGACTTATACTTTTAAAATTGTTACTGTAGGAGTTAATAAACTTCAAAGTCCTGGAGTTCTATTACCTGTAACAATAGGTAAACCAAATATCCCAAGTTCTTTACAATTCTCAAAAACAGAATTTGGTACTATTAAACTGTCTTGGGATGCGGTTACTTATATTTTACCAATAAATTATAGGGTTTACAGAATTACTGATACGGAAACACAAATAATAGAAACAAAAGATACATATTATGATTTACAAGATTATTTTTCTTCAGATAGCTTTAAAGTTGAAGCCTTTTCTACATTATCAAATGGGGAAATAAAAAGTGACGCTACAAGTATAATACAGTGCCCATATGATGAGCAATTACTGACTATAGAAGAAGTAATATACGGAAGTGATGGTATTTCATTAACTATAAAGAATAATAGTAGTATAACATATAAAGGGTTTGAGTTAAGAGATGGTATTTATTGGGATACTGCTACTCCTATTGGAGTATTTTCTTCTAATATATTAAAATTACCTTCTTCATATAATACCGCTGGGACTTATTCATTAATAGTATCAGGTATTACTAATAAAGGTAATTATGGGAGTACTTTTGATTATGATTTAACGGTAGCTCCTCTAAAAGTAAATGATATATTATTAACCTATACTCAAGAAGGGGTATTATTAGAACTTGATTACACAGGAAAGTTTCCTATATCTGAAGTTATTTGGAAATATGGTAGTTACTCAGATACACTTGAATCTAGTAAGTATATTAGTTCTTCTTCCACAAAAACCCTCTTAGACACTACTGTTAAAGAAACTAATGAGTTCTATTATTTTGTAAAGGTTGTTGACGTTGTAGGTAGAGAAAGTAACATCTTTAAAAAATATGTAAAAATAGATGCTCCTAATAGCCCAACAAATTTATCTATTGAAATTGAGCAAGCTACACAGAAAGTAATTTTAAAATGGGGCCCTCCTGTTTTAGAGGAAGGAAATTTACCAATAGATAAATACAGAATAATTTATTTAGGGAATGAATTTTTCTCAACTGAAACAGAGTTCATTCTTCCAAGCTTACAAAATAATACAGTTATTAAACTTCAAGCAATAGATGTTTATGGTAATTACTCAAATGTAGTTGAATACCCTATTAATATTGATTTACCTAATGATATAACAGAGTTTTCAGTACACCAGAATGGGGATTTCTTATTATTTAGCTGGAATAAAGTAACTAATACTTTAATTAAAGGGTATGAGATTAGACGAGGGTCGTGGAACCTTGGGACTTTTGTAGGAGTATACTATGATAATAATGCAATAGTTCCAGTAACCTCCTCAGGAGAAGTTACTTATTACATTAAACCTATTTCAATTACTAACGAATACTCTAAAAACCCAAAAAGTTTTAATATAAAAGTTTTTTCCACTATTTTTACAAATGAATTCTTAAAATATCAAGGTACAGTAACTAATTGGGAAGGAGCGACTTTTAACTCATTAGTTACTTTTGATAATACCCTAACTGTTAAAGATTTATCAAGGGGGTATCTCGCACTTATTCCGAACCAGTTTACGTATGAGGATATTGTAAGAAGTAAAAATTATTATCAAATATCCGCAGTAGCAAGTGATAAAGCTTCATATACTTGGGATAATGCAACTTTTGCTTGGGATAGTGCAACTTTTCCATATCAAAGCGTTATAGACACACCATTATCTTTTATTCCTCAGTTAATAAAAGAATTAAAAAATAAGAATTCTTTTATTACAGATGAATATACTTTAAATGACACCCTTACAAGTAAGTGGCTTTTAAACTCCCCCTCTGTATCTGATATGTCAAAGGTATCTTTTGAGTATGGGGTATTTAGTAAAGGGGTTAATTTAACAGGTATAGCAGATATACAATTTACTACTGCTACAGATTACTTATCAATGTTTATAAAGATTAAAAATATTAACACTTTATTAGGTAATATATTTGATGGAACCTCAAAAGTATATATTGATTTAATCGAAGAAGGGGTACAAGTTAGGTACACAAATAACAGTTTTATATTACCTATAAATATGAATTCTGATGATAGTATATTGTTAGGAATTTATAAAAATATTACAGATTATACACTAATTGTTAAGAATATTTATACAGGTCAATCGGCAAGTGTGATTAAAACATTGCCTATAACAAACCTAAATAATTTTATATTTGGAGGAATTTAATGAAAGAAGCACTAAACATCAAAGGACATTTAACTGCTGTACTTACTAAACCTGATGGGTCAGTAATAAGAGTTGATAAGGACAACATGATTGTTGACGGTGGGTTTGATTTTATTTGTGATGTAATAGGGAACCCATCTCAGCCTACAGAAATGGCATATATTGCTGTTGGTACAAATAACACGGCAGCTGCAGCTACTCAAACTGCTTTATTGGCTGAAGTAGATAGGAATGCAGCTATTTATTCTCATACTGCTGGTACTAAATCATTCACTTTAACAGCTACTTTTAATCCAGGTGAAGCTACTGCTGGGTTACAAGAAGCAGGTATTTTTAATGCTCCTTCTTTAGGGACTATGTTAAACAGAGTAACTTTCCCTATAATAAATAAGGATGCTGCAGATACCTTAACAGTAACTTTCACAATAACTCTATCCTAATGAAAGATGAGTACTACAGTAAATGTTACCCCCCAAACTCCAACTTGGGGGGATTATATATATTCTTGGTCAAGTGCCCCAATAGATGATTGGGGTACAGTCTCAGTATGGGATTATTCAGTAGAGGCTACAGAAGCTATAAATATTTTAGACTCAGTAAAGAAAACTATACTACAACAGTTAGTAGACTCTGTAAGTATAACAGATTCTTTGTTTAGAGAATTTATTGTAAATAGAGCCTTTAACGAAAACGTAAATACATCAGACTCAATAAATAAAACAGTACTCCAACAGTTAACAGATTCTGTAAATATAACAGACTCTTTGTTTAGAGAATTTATAGTAAATAGAAGTTTTAATGAAAGCGTAAATACATCAGATTCTTTATTTAGAGAATTTATAATAAACAGAGCCTTTAATGAGAATATAAATATAACAGACTTAGTAAAGAAAACTATACTACATAAATTAGCGGAAACTCTAAATATAACAGACTCAGTAAAGAAAACTATACTACAACAGTTAGTAGACTCTATAGATATATCAGACTCATTATTTAGAGAATTTATAGTGAATAGAGCCTTTAATGAAAGTATTAATATCACAGACTTAGTAAAGAAAACTATACTACATAAATTAGCGGAAACTCTAAATATAACAGACTCAGTAAAGAAAACTATACTACAACAGTTAGTAGACTCTATAGATATATCAGACTCATTATTTAGAG